GCACTGAGTCGATTGAGATGCTATCTGGTGCAAGGCTTGATGTTGTTGCAGCTACTCGAGATGGTTCTCGTGGAAGATCAGTCAACGGATTGCTTTACATCGATGAAGTTCGTGAAATTACCGAGGACGGATTCCGGGCAGCAACTCCAACCACAAGAGCCCACCCTAATTCGCAAACCCTTTTGACTTCTAATGCTGGTGATGCTTTCAGCACTGTTCTCAATGACCTTAGAGAACGGGCTATCGATTACCCACCAAAGTTTTTTGGCTTCTATGAGTATTCCGCGCCTCAATACTGCAAGATTACGGATCGAAGTGCATGGGCTCTTGCTAACCCTTCCCTTGGCTACACAATTACGGAAGAAGCTATTGAAGAAGCCATCGCCACTTCACCGATTGAAAATACAAGAACCGAAACCCTTTGCCAGTGGATTGACAGCTTGTCAAGTCCTTGGCCTCATGGCGTTCTTGAAGAAACTTCCGATAGTACGCTGGAAATGACCGTTGGGGCTTATACTGTATTCGGTTTCGATGTCAGTCCGTCACGGCGGAACGGATCACTGGTCGCAGGACAATTACTCCCTGATGGGCGGATTGGCATCGGAATCTTGGAGACTTACAGCTCTCAAGTTGCCATTGATGAATTAAAGATGGCAGCTAGCATTAAAGCGTGGGTCGATATTTACAAACCAAGGCTGGTGACTTTTGATCGCTATGCCACCCAGACTATTGCCGACAGATTGAGCAATGCTGGAGTTATGGTCGAAGATGTCTCAGGCCAGCAATTCTACAAAGCTTGTGGCGATCTGTTAGAAGGCTTAGTCAATCATCGAGTAGTCCATAACGGCCAGACCGAATTGATCCAACAGATGAACAACTGTGCAGCTAAAGTCAATGACTCAGCATGGCGAATCATCAAGCGCAAGTCTGCTGGTGACATCTCAGCCCCAATCGGCTTGGCGATGGTTGTAAGCAAGTTAATGATCCCTGCACCACGCCCACAAATCATAACTTGACATATGCTAGCAATCTGTCTAGGTTGTGCTATCATTTAGGCTATGGGTATATTTTCGCGAGCAGAATCACCTTCTAAAAAGTCGTCTGTCGAAGCACAATATGCCCCTCAAGTTCTAGGTGAGTATTCACCTTATGCAATGCCGTTTCAATATTCGTATGTCAGCAGGGAAGATGCTTTAAGCGTTCCAGCCTTGCAACGATGCCGCAATTTACTAGCTGGCACAATCGGCGCAATTCCATTAGAGCTTTACAAGAAATCAACTAACGAAGAACTTGGCTCACCAGTTTGGTTAGAACAACCTTCTTATTCACAGCCCCGGTCAGTTACGATTGCATACACAGTTGAATCGTTGCTTCTATATTCGCAAGCCTTCTGGCAGGTTGTCGAGATCTATAACGAGGACGGCAGACCATCTCGCTTTGAATGGATTGCTAACAATCGCGTAACTGCAACACTTGACAGCACTAACACTTTTGTTAAATCTTATGCAGTCGATGGAACTACTTTGCCAATGGAAGGCTTGGGAAGTTTAGTAACTTTCCAATCTTTGCTACCAGGCATTTTAACAACAGGCGTTCAAACCATTCGAGCCGCTATTGATGTTCACAAAGCTGCAACCATTGCTGCATCAACTCCAATGGCTACTGGTTATATTAAAAATACCGGTGCTGATCTTGATCCTAAAGAAGTATCTGGTTTATTAGCTGCTTGGCGTACTGCTCGCAATAATCGTTCAACGGCTTATTTGACATCGACACTTGAATACAACCCAGTGTCATTTTCACCTAAAGACATGATGTACGGAGATGCAATTTTCAATCTCAGTACGGATATTGCGCGACTTTGCAATGTGCCAGCGTATTATGTTTCAGCAGATGCCAATAATTCAATGACTTACGCAAATGTTAATGATGAACGCAAGCAATTTTTAACACTATCGTTACAGCCATTTATCTCAGCCATTGAAGATCGTTTATCAATGGACGATATTACTGCTCGCGGTAATGTTGTTAAATTTGATATTGATAAAAACTTCTTGCGTACAGATCCACTTCAAGAACTGGCAGTAATTGAAAAACTATTACAACTTAATCTTATTACTCAAGAACAAGCAATGGAAATGACAGATCTAACACCTAACGGAAGTCAAGGTATGGAATGACCCAGATAATCACCTTCGCAGCTGAACTCACAGCCGATTCAGCCAATCGCACTATTTCAGGCAAGATTGTGCCTCTTAACATTGAAGCAGGATCAACCAACATGGGCAAAGTTATCTTTGCTTCTGGATCTATTGAGATCCCAGATCCTAAGACCATCAAGCTTCTTAATCAACACGATTCTAAAAAACCTTTGGGTCGCGCCGTCAGCTTCTCCGAGTCAGAGAATTCTATTGATGCTGTATTTTCTGTAAGTCGATCACAGCGCGGCACAGAAGCACTGATCCTTGCTGAAGAAGGATTGCAATCAGGTTTAAGCATCGGTGCAGAAGTTTTGAAGTCTAAGATCAAGGACGGCGTGACATATGTATCCGCTGCTCGCTTGGTCGAAGTAAGTTTAGTGACAGAGCCAGCATTCAAGTCTGCTCAAGTTACTGATATTGCAGCGGAAGAATCTGCTGTAGAAGAATCAACCCAACCAACAGAAAGCGAGACAGCCACCGTGGAAAACACCACTCCAGCAGTCGAAGCAACACCAGTTGAAGCACCAGCGGTCGAAGCTGCTCGCCCAACTGTCACAGCAATGGCTTATACAAAGCCACGCATTGAAGTAACAGCTGCAAAATATGCAGAGAACACAATCCGCGCAGCGCTAGGTGATGAGTCAGCTCGTCAATACCTACTTGCAGCAGACGACACAACAGACAACGCTGGTCTTGTACCAACACGCCAACTGTCTGAAATCATTAACCCACTTGGCACAACAATCCGCCCATCAATCGATGCAATCTCTCGCGGAGTGCTTCCAGATGCAGGTATGACTTTTGAGATCCCAAAGATCACAGTAATGCCAACAGTTGGCGAAGTTGCAGAAGGCGCAGCATTCACAGAGACAGATCAGAACTCAGCGTTCTTGTCAGTATCTGTTAAGAAATATGCCGGACAACAGACATTCTCTGTAGAATTGCTAGATCGTACTTCTCCAGCATTCTTTGATGAGTTAGTCCGCAACATGGCCGCAGCTTACGCAAAGACAACTAACGCAGCAGTAAATGCAGCACTTATCTCAGGCGCATCACTTGATGCAACTACAGTAGCAACATACCCAACAGCAGCTGAATTGCTTGGAATTGTTGCCCGCGGATCTGCTTCTGTTTATGCAGCAACAGCAGGACTTCCAAATCCTTTCGCTCGCAACATGGTTGTATCGACCGGACAATGGTCAAACATCATGTCTCTTAATGATGCAGGTCGCCCAATTTACACAGCATCACAGCCAATGAACGCTGGCGGTCAAGTAGCACCAACATCACTAACAGGTAATGTTGCAGGACTTAACCTCTATGTTGATCCAACAAATGCTGGCGATGGCGATGGCACAATCCTTATCGTGAACCCAGATGCATACACATGGTATGAAAGCCCTACCTACCGCTTACGCGCGGAATCAACAGCAGCAGGTCAAGTAACCATCGGTTACTACGGCTTCGGCGCAATCGCAACTAAGGTTGGCGCTGGCGCATTCAAGAACAACAAGGCGTAAGCCCACTAAGTCGCTGAGAGGGGGCATAGCCCTTGCCCCCTCTTGGTCTTTAGAAAGGAAATGGAATGTCACTCTGCACAGTAGCTGAACTCAAGAGCGTTCTCGGCGTTGGCTCGCTGTACCCAGACGCGACAATCCAAGAAGTATGTGATGCCTCAGATGCAGTTCTACTTCCAATGCTTTGGGCACCTAAATGGTTTTCAGTAGCTCACGAAAATATCGTTGGCGAAGGCACTCTTTATTTTAATGATCCAGTTATGGATACATTTTATGTTGGTCAAACTGTAACGATTGCTAACTCAGGCAGTTCATACAATGGCAGTAAAGTAATCACATCAATGGGTAATTACTCAATTAGTGTGGCTACAAGTCATGCTACTGCTCAAGCCAAACACCCAATTTACCCTTATGGATCTGTATCAACAACAACTTACACAGACTGGACGGCTGATTCAGCAATCCAGAATGCGGCTCTCATGATAGCTGTCGAGATCTGGCAAGCAAGAACCAGCACTTTGACTGGTTCTAACTCCGTAGATTTCCAGCCCTCACCTTACCGAATGAGCGCACAGCTTCTCGCTAAGGTCAGAGGATTGATCGCGCACGCGCTAGACCCTCGCTCAATGGTGGGCTAATGCCAGCAGCCATTACTACCCTTCGCACTACGCTAGCAACAGCGTTAGTAGATAACTCACTTTGGCAGACTTTTGCGTTTCCGCCGAGCGTTGTATTAGCCAATTCAGTTATCGTAAGCCCGGACGATCCTTACCTTGCGCCAAGCAATAACTCGCGCAACACAGTCAGCGCACTTGCTAACTTTCGGCTGGTCATAACTGTGCCGCTCTTCGATAACGAAGGAAATTTGAATTCCATTGAAACTAATGTGGTTCGAGTGTTTAATTTACTCGCTGCTAGTTCTTTGACCTATAATGTAGGCAGTGTATCTGCCCCTAGCGTTCTCAATGCTGCATCAGGCGATCTGCTCAGCTGCGAGATGTCCGTATCAATCCTAACAAGTTGGAGTTAATATGTCAGACCTAACACCAGAGGATCTAGCCTTCTTGAAGAAGATTGGTCAGATCACCGAAGCACCAAAGCCAGTAACTACTAAAAAGGAAGAAGAATAATCATGGGAATTTTTCTAAATAACAAGGTCGGTCTAAAGATTGCCACTATCAATCTTTCTGATCATGTGACTGCATTTACTTTAACAAGAGTTCTAGACGAACTTCCTGTCACCGCAATGGGCGACACATCTAACAAGGTGGTTGGTGGCCTGTCCTCAGATACTTTGACTGTAACATTTTTGAATGACACAGCTACAGCTAATGTTCTAGCAACACTACAAGATGCTTTTGGAACTACAGTTGCATTCTCAGCAATTCAGGATTCAACAGCTGCTGTTTCAGCAACCAACAAATTATATACAGGAACAATTTTTGTAAATAATTTAACTGACATTAACGGTGCAGTCGGAGACGAAGCCATGATGGATTTGTCCTTTACCTGCAACAGCAAAACAGCATTAGCAATCACTGGTACTTGGTAATCTAACTTCTAAAGAAAAGGGCTAAAGAATGGCAAGATTAAAGATCACTAGAACCGATGGCGTTGTATCTGAGCATCAGATTACGCCATCGATTGAATTCGCATTTGAAAACCATGCAAAGATGGGATTCCACCGCGCTTTTAGAGAGCTAGAACGTCAGTCGGACGTCTACTTTTTGGCGTGGGAATGTCTGCGTCGCAGCTTTGAAGGTACTGGTGAAACAGTTAAACCTTTTGGGGCAGCGTTCATTGACACTCTCGTTAAGGTGGAAGTTCTAGATGATGACCCGGAACTATAGGGCGTGATTCATTTACTTACTTGGTCGCAAGACTGAGCATCGAGTTAAAGATCGCGCCTAATGACTTACTCGAACTTGATTCGAGAATGTTTAAGGCTTTACTACAGGCTATGAAAGATCGAAACAAGGAGATGAAAGATGCCAGTCGCAGTAAAGGGCGCGGTCGCACTTCGTAAATCCTTGCGTCAGTTCACTCCTGATTTAGCCAAGCAATTACCAAAGGAAATGGCGATAGCCCTGAAGCCCGTTGTGAAGGCGGCTCGGGGCTATGCGCCTTCTGAAAGTCAAACTCTTAGCAACTGGAAACCAAGATCGTTTAACGAAGGCAGATTCCCTACCTATAACGCTTCTTTAGTCAAGCGTGGCATTGGTTACAAGACATCTCCATCTAAGGTCGATCGTCGCGGCTTTAGATCTCTAGCGCGGTTGTTTAACAAAAGTGCAGCTGGTGCAATCTATGAAATTGCTGGTCGAATTAATCCTGACAGTGTTTTCGTGAAGAACATTAAAGGCAAATACGGTTCTGTTATGAGAGGCAAGAACGAGATGGAAGGGCGCGTTCTCTATCGCGCCTATGAAGAAGATCGTGGCAAAGCTCAAGATGGCGTAATTAAAGCCATTGAAAAGGTTAAAGTTAAATTAAATCAGAGAGCAACGGTGCGCGGATAATGGCCAATGTAATTATTGATGTCGCAGCCGAGTTCACTGGAAAGAAAGCCTTTGATCAAGCTGGTAAAGCCACAACTAGTTTAGAAAAGAATGTAAAAAAACTTGCTGGTGCTTTTGGCATAGCCTTTGGAACCACCGCAGTAATCAACTTTAGCAAGCAAGCCGTTAAAGCCTTTGCACAAGATGAAGCAGCAGCCAATCGTTTGGCGCGAGCAGTAGATAACTTAGGCATTGGTTTTTCCAATCCAGCAATTGCTAAATATATTTCAGAGTTAGAGCGAACTGCCGCTATCGCCGATGATGTTCTTCGTCCGGCATTTCAGGGGCTATTGACCACAACTGGGTCATTGACCAAATCACAAGAATTATTAAACAATGCCATCACAATTAGCCGCGCTTCTGGCATTGATCTGGCCACAGTGTCTCAAGATCTTGCCAATGGTTATGTAGGCATTACTAAAGGCCTAAAGAAATATAATACTGGCCTTACCACTGCTGAATTAAGTTCTAAGTCTTTCGCTGAAGTTTTAGGAGTTTTGCTTACCCGTTCAGCTGGTGCAGCTGATGATTATCTACAAACTACTCAATACCGAATGGATAGTTTAGGTATTGCAACAAGTAATGCTTCAGAGATTATTGGTGGGGGCTTAGTTAATGCCTTTGCTCGAATTGGCGGCGGAACAGAAG